GACATTCTTAGAGATTGTCTTGATATAGCTAAGATAGTGTGGAAGAAAGGATTAACTGGAACTCTAATTCTTGGAGATAAACTACAGAAAGTATTTACTGCATTACCAGAGCATTTTACTCATACTGATTACGATGTGCATATTGTGCCGAGTACTCAGATTATGAAGGAGATGCAGAATGTTCAGCAAATCATTATTGAGCTTATAAAGAGTGGTCAATTAGACCCAGATATGATTGTTGATGCTTTAACTGCTAGAAGTCTTACTGAACTTAAGGCTAAGGTTACTAAAGCCTTTGCTAAGAAGAAGAAGGAGATGAATGAGGTAGGTCAAATGCAACAGCAGCTTGAACAATTACAGCAAGAGAATCAGAAGTTACAACAACAACTACAACAAGCTCAAGGCAAGATTGAAAGTCTTAATGAGGCTAAGTTGGACATTGAGAGACAGAAGGTTCAGAATGAGGCTGATATTAACTGGTATAATGCTAGGACTCAAAGAGACAAATCTCAGAGTGATGCTGAGAACGATACTAAGAGAACAGACATTGAATATGCTCAATTATTCGATGGTAATCAAATGAATAACGAAGTTAAAAACGCATAGAAATGATAAATCTCAATCAGAATGAAAGACCAACCTCCCTACAAGTAAGTAGATTATCTCTACTGCCCGCAGGTAACTTTGAGTTGCCTTATGGAAGTAATGCAGTTCTTGTTAAGAATATTACTGAAGATAATGTAACTGTAGAGGTGTTATTAAAAGATGCAGAGGGTCAGTATATATCTACCGTGTTCTATCCTGGATGGAACCCTGAGTTAGTTATAGGGATTAAGGCTGTACCTGAGAATACATTACAAGTAGGTAATTAATATGGGAATATTTGTAGGTATTGGTAATTATATAGGTAGAGTTAGGCAGATTGGTGATGGCGGAGGGCAGCCAATTGGACCTAACGATTACTATATAATTACAGAAGATGGAATCGCTGTACTTACTGAAAGAGGTAAGCATATATTATTAGATAAATATGTTACAGAAGATGAAATCGCTACCTGGGTGAAAGAACACATGGTGTTCTGGTATGATATGTCAAAGCCTGTGGATGTTTATGTTCCCAGCGTTACTTATGCAAATCCTTTTGTTAATGGTGGTGGAAAATTAACTTATGATAAGACTATAAATAAGTGTATAATAACCCATACACCTACAAATAACAATAATATTGCATTTTGGCAAATAATTGTAAAACCGTTACAATATGTAGAATCTTATAAAATACGTGTAACAGGATTGCCAACAGGTTTCACTATTAAAGGAAGGCTTGGATATGATGATATTCAGATAACGTCTGATGGAGAATATGACATACCTGAATACAGGAACAGTAGCACAACAAACACATCTTATCCCGGATTTTATTTGGCAGGTGATAATGTGAATGACGTGGATTGTAATATTGTGGTAGAAGAAATACCTACAAAACAATCCGTACCCACAAACGAGATACTAAAAGCTAATCCTTATTTGCAGGATTTCAGTGGAAACAACAGACCTCTGAAACTTAACAATTTTCTGTTCGCGGCAATGAGCGGTGTGGGAGGGTATGATATTGCTAGCACTTATATTCTACCCAATAGAGCAAATGTTACTGTTACGGATAACAGAATTATTCATATTACTAAAAAACTATCCACTACGGATAACATGGTAAACATAGTTCCGGCAAACTCTAACCCAACGCATAAGTTTAAGATTACAGGTCTTTCTGATGGCAGACAAGTTAGTTTGGTAAACAGAAATGGCGGATTTTATACCTTTGACAACGGAGAACATGAAGTGACATTAACCTATCCCGAAGGAACCACTTCATTGTATAACGCCATAGGAGTTACAGGGGATATAGGAGATATGGACGTAACAATAGAGTTCCTGCCTAAATATCCCAACGCCCTAGTAACTGATGGGGTAGATGATTACGGGCAAATACAGAACTTACAGCAGGGCGTTAAGGTGTTGTTTATGACAGCAAATCCATTAGGGTTATATAAGACTTGGTATGCTCAAGACAGCTTTTCTATATATGGACAACCTGGCATTACAGCCTACAATTTTAGAAATACAGGTGGTGTAACTTATTTGGATGGTATATTAAATGAAGCTGAGGTTTCAAATAATCTGCTTAACAATCGTAAATCCTACTGATGGTGGTAATAACAGCATAATATTTTTTAATAGCTATGGTTCATCTTATATGAATATGGCCTTCTACAATTCTATTGGATTTGATGCAGTACCAGAAGGTAATGTTACACTACAGAGAGTAATTAATTATGTTATTAATAATATATTAAACAAAGCATGAGGTATACTATAGTTACAGTACAATGGTGTAAAGAACATGGAATTAGTGTTCCAATCCATGCAAGAAGGAGTTTAGATGGCTCAGAGGTGATTCTACATGAAGATTTCATTAAACCAGTTATTAATAATGATGAAGAGATTATATTCTACCCATACGACAGTGTAGAATTAAATGAAATATTAAATAGTGAAACATGGCAGCAACAGGAGTAAAAATATCTCAAATGGATGCTACTAACACCCTTGCTGGAGATGAGTTAGTTCCTATAGTACAGAACGGAAGTAATAAGTCAGCTACCATCTCTAAAATCAAAGAAGGGTTGGCAACGGAGGCATGGGTTATAGAAGCAATTAATAATGCTGGCGGTAAGACAGTAGTTGTTACTGAATTACCTGCAAAGGGAGATGTGAATAAAATCTACCTAATTCCTAACGAAAGCTCAAGAACCAATGACGTATATGATGAATACATTTATCTTATTACAGAACAAAAGACTGGCTGGGAGTTCTTAGGAAATAAACACGTAGACGTAAACTTAAAAGATTATTATACTAAGGCTGAAGTTGATGAAGCAATTGAAGGAGTAGAAGGTAGAACTACTAGTGCACTTGCTCTAAAGGTTGATAAGGTTGAAGGTAAGCAATTATCTACCAATGATTATACAACAAGTGAGAAGAATAAATTGCAAGGTATTGCTGCCAATGCTAATAACTATACCCATCCAACTACAGCTGGAAATAAACATCTGCCTGCTGGTGGTACAGTAGGGCAGGTGTTAGTCAACAGTGGCGATGGTACTGGAGAATGGAAAGATGTGGAGCCTGGTATTGATTTAACTGGATTGGAAGATATTTACTCCTATGGAGTTGAATGGGATTCTACAGTAGCAGACCCCACATTAACTAGAATTGGTAATCCATTGCTACATAAGTCATTACCAGTGCAATCTCAATATAAGGGTTGTGTAGCTAATGGTGCTAAAGTTAATTATTATTTAGACCCTAACGATTGGTCTAAGAAAGCCGATGGAACCCCTTCTGTCCTTGATGGGACTGATGGTACTGTAAGAGTACACATTCCTAAATTCTATGGTAAGTCTGGAGTTGAAGGTAATAAGAGATGGGTTAGAATTTCTACAGTTAAATGTGATGATACATGGGTAGAGATTCCAGAAATGCTGTTAGATGCCTATAGGAGTACGGTGAACCAGACTGGTAATAAGGCTGTATCAGTAGTTAACACTACAGCTCAATTTAGAGGTGGTGGTAACAGAACAGCTAACGATACATACTTAGATACAGATGCATTCAGAAGTGACTTAGGTAAACCAAGAACTAATATCTCAAGAGCAAACATGAGAACTTATGCTGCTAATGCTGGTTCAGAAATGCTATGCTATGAATATTACAAGTGGATATTCTACTGGGCTTGGGTCATTGAATATGCAACATTTAATTCACAAGCTACTTATAACGCTGAGTTAACAGCTGATGGTTATCATCAAGGAGGACTTGGTCCTGGAATTACTGATTGGAACAACAATGCTAATGGGTGGTCTGGATATAATGGAACTTATCCAATAACACCATGTGGGTATTGTAATGATATTGGTAACTTCACTGGAATTAAGGAGTTAGTTATTCCAGAGACCGTAGTGGATGAATCTACAACAGTCCCCACTAAGACATTTAAAGTTCCAAGATGGAGGGGATTTGACAATCCATTCGGAGACATCTGGACAAACCTAGATGGTATTATCTTAGAAAGAACAGCAGCTAATCAACCAAGTAGTGTGTATACTACATCTAATCCGAGTGCATTTG